ATCGATGAGATATTGGCAGGAAAATATATTATTGTTGCAACAAGACACATTATACGATATACTCAACATGAAACAGTCATTGATGTTGCGAGTATTGAAGGTATTCGACCAGTCAATACTGCATCAGTTAATAATGCAAAATACATACAACAAAGTCAGCAGGGACAATTTGGAACAAATTAATGGCAGATGATTTTTACGGATTAAATCAAACAGTTCGTTGGATTGGAATTGTTGAAGATAACCGAGATCCTAGTCAATTAGGTCGTTGTAAAATACGAATACTTGGTTGGTACAGCGATGACAAAAATCTAGCGCCAACAGATTGTTTGCCTTGGGCTCAAGCGCAGTTTTCTCCTGGCGTAAAATCTTTTGCGGCACCAAAAGTTGGTGAGTGGGTTACTGGTTACTTTCTTGATGGTAAGATGGCCCAACATCCAGTCTATGATGGTGTTATGCCAGGAGTTAATTTTACTTTACCTAAAGTATCATATACTGGAACTCCTACAGCACCAAGTGGGGTAACACTTGAAGAAACTGATACGCCTTCTACAAATAGATTGGCTAGAGGTGTATTAAAGAATAGTTTAATTGATCAGGCAAATCAAAATAGAGATCATGTTTGTGATATTACTCCAGAGTTAAGAAGGGCAATTGCTACTGCACGATTAAAATTCACTCAATTGATGAGTGCTATTAGAGCTGCAATAAAGAAATTTATAGAGTCTCTAGGGTTAGATCCTAGTGGAGAGATATCTTGGCTCGTTGAATATGGAAAATTGTTAGCTGAAACATTAAAATATATTTCAGATGTCTTAGAAGAGATCATAGATATAAAAACTATTTTGTTAGATGTTGCAAGAGCGATTCGTGCCTTTATTGATTTTATTCTTGGATTACCAGAAAAATTACTTAGACTTTTAAGAGATTGTTTGGCCAATTTTTTACAGGCAATTGGATCAGGACTTTCAGATTTAGTATCTGGAATATCAGGTGCTGGATTAGATTCTAATTCAATTGGAGAATTAACTGATACTATAAGTACAATATATAAAACATCACAAACAATTGTAAATCAAACCGCAGATTTGCTTACTACTCCTGCTCAACTAGCAGCGGTACTTACTACACCAACATCAGCATTTGATCAAGAAAAAGCATCAAGTGCTGTATTATCTTTTCTCTCTGCTACTATTCCAAATAGTTCATCTATTGTTGCAAATACCAATCCACTTTCTACAATTACTATTGCAGTTTAAATTATGCCATCAGATCCAAAATTACCATTCGATAGAGGTTGGACAGAACCAGAGTCAGAAGCCAATATTGATGAAACTCAACCAGAATATCCATATAATCATGTAATTGCTACAGATTCTGGACACTCATTTGAAATGGATGATACACCAGGTCGTGAAAGAATTCGACTTCAACATCGATCTGGAACTTTTAATGAAATACATTCAGATGGAACAGAAGTTCATAAGATACTTGGTGATGGATATGAAATTGTTGCCAAAGATAAAAATGTTCTCATTAAAGGAGTTTGCAACATCACTATTAATGGTGATGCAGTTGTAAACATAAAAGGCAACAAATACGAAAAAATTGAAGGTGATTACGAACAAGAAATTCTTGGAAATTATACACAGTTAGTTCGCAAAAAAACTCGCATGATTTCTGATAGTGATATGACAATTGGTGCAAATCCAAATTTTCTTGGCACAATTAGAATGGTAACTGGAGGAACAGTTTTTCTTGATACTGATTTAAGAGTAGACGGTTCTATATCAGGTAAATTGATCACTTCAGAAACAAGGGTAGATGCTGGTACTGGTGTTCGTGCAGGACCTCTAGGATTTGTATCACAGTTTGGCGGTTTGTCAATTGGAACACCAGTTGCAATTCCAGGAAACATTCTTTGTGCTTTACCAGGAATAATCAGTTGTTCTATTATAAATTCTGTTGTTGGTAATTTTGGTCTTTCAAACTCTCTTTGGGCATTTGATCAAGTAAACACACCAATTTACAATTCCCATGTACATCCGGCTAAAGGATCAGCTCCACCTGTAGCTCAACAAATTGGTATTTTTATTTAAGGATTTATTATGAGTATTTTTCAGAGATTGGGATATAATTTTGATGATCCAGATGATGTTGCTGGAGAATTATCAAATACAGCAATTCAATATCTTGACACTTTTCCACCTTTACTTGCAAAATGGCAAGTAGATGACATAGCAAATAATGATGTTGGATCTTATTATCAGAACCCCGTAGCCAATATTGTTTATGTTATTCGCAATACATCAAATACATTAATCAGTTTACTTTCTGCAAACTCTAGTACAAATACGAATGCAGTTACTGGTACATCTTCAACAATCAACACAATTTTTATTAATGCAAATACCAATCTTTTAAATGTTGCAACAAATACTTCAGGTTTATTTTTAATTCATACAGATAGAATGTCTGGTGTTGCCTCTTCTGAACTTTCTAATACTGATAATGTGACAACTACACAAATTTCGCAGCAGCCTCATTATCAAACAGCTTTAGGCATTGGTAGAATTATACTTGTTTTGACGCATCAAACAGACAATGTAAATAACTCTGCGCCAGTTCTTGGTAGTTTTACGAGTTTATTTGTGGCAAATACTTTGGGCAATCTCTCAAATAGTCTCAATACATATTACAATATAATCAATAACAGTATAACTATTACTGGTACTGGAACACAATTAGATCCATTTGTTCGAAGTTCAAATATCTCTCTATCTACGGCACAAACTATTGAAAATACCATAGTTGAAATCAAATCAACTATGAATACTCGCCGAGAACACGATATTAACTTTTTTGCAAATTCTCAAAATGTGTTTTCAGATTTAGCACTAATGGGACAGTTTTCACAGACTGGTGAGGTACAAAAGATGTTAATTAATGATTTTATTGGTACCCCCAAACTTATCTCTAGAATCAACGAATAAATAAACAATGGCAACCGTAAGAACAAATGTTGTCCGAGACTTTAAAGACTTGGACTTAAATTTTAATATACATCCAGTCAAAAAAGATTTGGTTAAATCTATTGGCGAGAGAGCTGTTATTAATTCAATTAAAAATTTAGTTTCAACAAATCACTATGAAAAACCGTTTAATCCTTCTTTTGGATCAAATTTAAGAAGATTACTTTTTGAAAATGCAGACAGATTTACTGCATCTCTAATTGAACGAGAAATCACAGAAGTTATAGAAAATTTTGAACCTAGAGCAAGAGTTAGTTCTGTGATTGTATCGCCCACAGAAGATCTAAATGCCTTTAATGTTCAATTAGAATTTTACATTGTCAATCAAACTGACCCAATTACAATTACCTTTTTCTTAGAGCGAATAAGATAAATGACCGATAGACTTAGAGTTACAGAACTCGATTTTGATACAATCAAAACAAATTTAAGAACTTTTCTTAAAGCTCAAGCGGAGTTTACAGACTACGATTTTGAGGGTTCAAGTTTAAATGTTCTTTTAGACATTCTTGCATACAACACTCATTATAATGCCTATTATTTAAACATGGTGGCAAATGAGTCTTTTTTAGATACAGCTCTTTTAAGAGATTCTGTAGTATCTCATGCAAAGACACTTGGATATATTCCTCGATCAGCTTCAACAGCAAAAGCAGTAGTTAATTTTACAATAGAATCTGCAACTACTACTCCTGCCACTCTAACTATTCCAAAAGGTTATGTATTTCGTTCAAATCTAATTGATAACAAATCTTATCAGTTTGTTGTTCTTGAAAATGAAACAGTAACAAAATCTAATACTCAATTTGTTTTTGAAAATTTAGAGATATATGAGGGTGAATTAGTAAACTTTGTTTTTACATATAGCGAACTGAATAATCCAAAACAAATATTTACTTTACTTGATGAAAATATTGATACGACAACACTTGCTGTTACAGTAAGACCATCATCAGCAAATACACAATCTATTGTTTACAATCGTGCAACAGATATTTTAGATGTTACTTCTACCTCAGAAGTTTTTTTCTTGCAAGAAAGTCGTGGAAATAAATTTCAAATCTATTTTGGTAATGGTGTAGTTGGTAAAAAATTAGAAGATGGTTCAATTATTGAAGTGTCATATGTTGTTTCTTCTGGTATAGAACCAAATGGTGCTAATGGATTTTTAGGAACACAAACATTATCTGGATTTGGAACATTTAATGTGAGTGTTGTAGAGGCAGCTTCTGGTGCCGCTTTACGAGAAAGTGTTGATTCTATTAAGTTTAGTGCAACATCACAATTTGCAACTCAAAATAGATTGGTGACATTTAAAGATTATGAAACATATATTTTAGCCAATTATCCAAATATTGATTCTATCTCTGTTTGGGGTGGCCAAGATAACATACCTCCTGTTTATGGAAAAGTTTTTGTTTCACTAAAACCAAGAGAAAATTATTTTATTTCTCAGGCAGAAAAACAAAGAATTATAGATGAAATTATAGCTCCAAAATCTATTGTTTCTGTATCAACAGAAATTTTAGATCCAGAATATCTTTATATTGTACTTCAAAATCAAGTTACATATGATCCTAAAAAAATAACGATTACTGAAGACCAATTTAAAAATCAAATTCGTTCAACAATACTTACCTATCGTGACGCATTTTTAAATAAATTTGATTCTAGATTTGTTCAATCAAAATTAGAACAAAGTATCGATAAAGTAAACATTAATGCAATCATAGGAACAGATGTAACTTTAAAAATTCAAAAAAGATTTACGCCAACACTCAATCAATTTAAAAACTACACAGTCAGTTTTAATGTACCATTACATCGTGGTACAATTACAGATAAACTGACATCTACTGAATTTGATGTTTTTGATAGTGATGGTGTTCGAAGAACCGTTTTATTTGAAGAAATTCCCCAATCATTTTCTGGCATATCTTTAATTGATGTGACAAATGCAGGAACTGGTTACACAGAAACTCCAACTGTTACAATTGTTGGTGATGGCATTGGTGCAGCAGCTGAGGCTATTGTTGTTAATGGAAGAATAGAAAGTATTAATATTACAAACAGAGGC